GCGACCTGGCCCGGAACCGCTGTGGCGTGTCCTCGAGGCTCAGGCTCAATACCTGGCCAGGGTTCGCTGGGAACTGGCCAAGCGCCTTCTCCCCCGTCGCAACCGCAATAGAGATCGCAAGCACTAGCCAGGATTTCCCTACTTTGGGTCTTCCAGCCACGATTGTGAGCCCCTCAGGGAGGAGGTCGCACACAATCCACTTGGTCGGGGGATAGTCCGTGTTAATGAGTTCTGGTAATGACATGATCCTCCCCCCTGGTTTTTTGCGTCGTGGTTGATAACTATTGTCGGTGAGCTGCATCGAGTTGGCGGGCTTGACTATCCCCGCCTGCTTAGAGAGCCCCCACTTTGCGATCTGTGCGATTTCCTGTTGGGGGAGGGGTGGCTTACCCCTGGCGAGGTTCTCTTTCCACAGAGCGTCGTACAGGCGCTCACCGGCCATTCCTGCGTTGCGGAGGCGAGCCGCTATCGTAATCATCACCCTATGACGCTGGCCCTTCGGGATTGCAGCCTCGTCGTCGACTGATCCTGTTGGCTCCCAGAGCCGCTCGCCGTCTTGTATGTCAAGGCTTAACAATGATATGAGCTGATCTCTCGACCACAGCTCGTGATGCTTTATGGTATGAATCTGGCACTCAAATGGTTCGGCCTTGAGGTGGTAAAACCCTGGCAGGCGCATTACCCTGGCTAGGTCGTTGACTGCGGGATCGCCGTTGAACTTTTTTGCGAGGGCCCGTTGTATCGGGCCGAACTCGTGTAGCTCGATGTTCGATACCCGCCAGAATGCCTGGTGGCGTCCCGGGCTCGATATGGTAATGATGTGCGGCTGGGCCGCACACGCCATTACCGGCTCAATCGGGGCATCGTCGAGATCGACAAACACACTCAATACTGCGACGATATTATTTGCTGCCCTGCCCCGCCCATCGGTACGGTTGGCCGCAAAATAGATTCCACACCCAAGTTTGTTTTGTTTGACCAGCCATGGTTTTAACTCCTCAAACGTGCCGTGTTTCCACCCTGGCCGGACCGAACAGTCTCTTGCGTTCTTGAATACCTGAAAACATGTGCGCTTCTCACCATTGAGGTAGCTGCTCAAAAACCGCTCTGCCACCGATAGATTTGGGAAGATGCTATTCATGCTCTACCGGTGGCCTTCTCGTTGAGCCCGGCCAGGACCCCGAGGTGTAGGGCATCGCACATATGCTCAGACCCCAAACATCCCATAGATTTGGCGAGCATAGCTGCCTCGCCCTTCTTGGCCTGGTGCTTCGAGATCATATCGATCTGTTCGCACCACTCGTGAGCCGTAGCTAAAATGACTCCCTGCGCCAAGGAACATTTCATCATCGAAAGCATATTGTTATTTTGGGTGTGACGCTCGAAAGACTCGACTACAACCCGGTCGATCTGCTCATCGTAATCCTCGATAATCGAGAAAAATACCGCCTCAAGCTGTAGTTTTATCGAGACAACCTTCTCAAGCTCGCTGTCGCCCTGGCTATGGATGGTCCCGTGTTTGATCGGGTGCCCATTGAGCCAGCACACGTATCCGACATGGTTGATTGATGGGTCGATAGAGACGTTGACCATGGCGCACCTCAAAACGGGAGTGGTTCTTCTGGCCTATGCGCAGATGGTGGATTCTCGCCTCCTCCTGTCCTCTTGAGCTTTGCGAACGCCTGTATTGATTCGGCAACAACCTCCGTTACGTAGGCCGTTGAGCCAGACTGTGTCTCAAACGACCGAGTCTGAAGCGATCCGATAACCAATACCGGGGTGCCCTTGGTGATATCTGATGCGGCCCACTCGGCGAGCTGCCGCCAGGCCACGATCCGATGCCACTGTGTTGATTCTTTTTTCTCGCCGCTCTTGTCGGTCCACCTTTTGGTAGTAGCGATAGAGAATGTTGCCTTTGTGTTCCCGCCGACAGAGACAGACTCTGCGTCCTGCCCGGCATAGCCGAGCAGGTAGACCTTATTTATGTTGATCATTTTGATCCTCCTTGATTTTTCCGAACGATGGGCTCCCCGGTTGCTCGGTGACGGCCGACGTGAGAAGCAGGTCTCGGACGTCTCCGTATCGGCGTTTTGAAAGCCGGGAGAGCGACGTAAACGATATGTTAATGATGTCTGCGATCTGGGATGGTGCGAACCCGAGCCCCAGGAGGGTGTCGAGAACCTTGGACTTGTCAACCTCGGCCTTGGTGGTCTCCCGCCAGCCGTAGGTGTCGCCGTCGACTACGATATCGCCGTTTTCATTGGCCCAGGTTTTGATTTTCTCCTCGACGTTCTTGGTTGCCGCCTTGAGCTGCAATACAGCGGCGAGCGCATCTGCGGCTACCTCCGGGCGGACCGAAGTAATGTCTGTTTTTGCCGTCCTGCCAATCTCGAGAAACGCCGTCCCGAGGTTGCGCTGGGTCGGTAGGGTTGGTTTGAGTATCTGCGGGAGGTCAAGCCCACCCGGGCACTCCGCTCCTAGAAACTGGCATGCCTGGCCATACATGCTAATGCAGTGGCGCCCAGGTCTCGGGTTTGGCTCGGTCTGGTCGATCTGTTGGAGGATAACCTCCAGATAGAGGGGGACAAGGGGATTGTCGGCGTGTGAGGCAAACACCTCTATGTCCCCGAGCGGCCCGGTAACAACGAGGCGCCCACGCTCCCAGGCATATATCCAGGCAGGACAGTTCCCAGACCTGGCAAATATTCTGGTAAAAACCACACGCTCTATGTCCGGGTATAGGGCTTTGGTAAGGATTCCCGCATAGATGTGCCGCTCGTCCCGGTCGTCCTTCTCGAATTTCCCGGTTTTTAGGTCGTCGACATATGCGGTGTTTTCCCACACATCATGGTCGATTCGGTCAAGGTAGCCATGTACCCAGGCGTCGTCGAGTGCGCAGAGCACCCCACTACGGTCAGCCGTGATATATTGCTCAAATGTAGATGTGACTGATTTCCGGGTCGGTGTAGCCAGTAGGGCCCGGTAAAAGAGGTCGGAGACCTCGTGATTTGATGCGGAGGTGGCGACCGTCGATGCATCCTCCCCGAGAAGCGCCCTCCCCCAGAGGCCATGAACCTCCTGGCCATTGGCTGCGGGCTGACTAAATATCGGTTCGGCGCCGTTGCATTTAAACTCCCATGCCCGCCTCGGACAGATATCGAAGTTTGACTTGGTTGATTTCGAGAGGGGTTTAAGCAGCATTGATGTACCCCCGCTCTGTGAGGTCTGGAATGACCTCTTGGCGTAGAAAAACCTTCAGCTCTTCGTATTTGTCGTTGTCGAGTTCGCCCACCTTTCCGAGTTCCCATTTTTTACAGACCAGGAACTCGGCATACTCGACAGCCTCCTCAAGAGGTGACGCCCCGTATTTCTTGAGTACCCTCGGGATCGATTCAATCAAGTAGGCGACCGTCCGCCCGTTTGACGGGGGTTCCTCCTTGGGGGCGTCCTTGGGTGGCTCTGGTTTTTTCTTCGCACGCGTAGGGGTTACGTTTGGTGTGGAAGGGGGTTCAGGTTTCTGCTCAGGTTGTGTGGGCTCGAACTTTACGTCTGGCTGTGTGGCCGGGGTGGCGTCACCCTCATCGATCCACCGCAGGAGTATATCTGCAACATCTTTTCCAGGCTTGTTGAATACGGCATCCGTTAGGGGCGAGCACCGGGTCTTGGTGATGATCATGTCGTGCGTGTCGGTCATCGTGGCGTAGATATCGAATTCATACTCGACCGAATCCCGCTGGACCGGCGCCAGCCCGACCTTTGTGACCTTGGTTTTTCCGGTGGGGCCGGGCTCAATCAGAAATTCATTTTTCGTGCGCATTGTGCAGAGGATATGTAGCGGGGAGTGGAGGATCGCCTCGACCATTTTTTGTTGGCGGGGGCCGATCTCTTTCCACGCCTGAAGACTGCCTCCCGAGGCCATCCGCTTGTTGGCCTGGTCGACGAGGTTGAGAACACCACCCTCGCCCATCCAAAAATGCGAGAGGGAGTCGACGATCAAGACGTCGTATCCGGCCTCGTGGGCAGACTTGATGGCCTCTGTTACGATCTCGGGGTGGTATGGGGCGTCGATTTTTGCCCTATCGAACTGAAACTGTTTTGATGCGTAGAGGTCGGCCGAGCCGTTCTCTGTGTCGACAAGCGCAACTCGTTTCCCCAGGTTTGTGGCTATGCTCAGTGCCGAGTAGGTTTTTCCAGACCCGGCGGGACCAACTATTGCTAGTCGAAGTTTAACTTCTTTGCGTGAGGCGGGGGTGAATTTCACGTGGTTTTACCTCCAACATTTGAAAATATTTACATGTTTGGCATATGAAATCGTTGAGGGGGGGTTGGCCGTCTGAGAAGCGGATAGGCTCTAGTAGTCTATCCCGTCGCTTCTCACATGCGGCTATGGTGATTTTTGCTCCGGCTGGGCAGTCAATCAGTTGGTACCTATTCTTCTCGAGCCACTCTGTGCCGGTCATTCTGTCTCCTCCGTGCCCGAGGGCTGTTTTTCTGAATGAAGGTCTCTAACTCAGCCTCTGGGATTCTGTGCTGCCACCCCACCCGAAACGAACTGATGCGGCCTGCTGAGATCAACCGATAGACCGTGTCGTTTGACACGCCGAGGAATCGGCAGACCTGATTAACCGTGAGGGTTTTCATAGCTTTTCCCGCATTGTTGGGGACTGCTTGAAAACCAGCTTTCTGTGCGGCTTCGATATGTAAGGTTTCCCCAAGAATGTAAATCGTTTCGGGTCGGTGGTTTTGGATTTGAATACGCCGAAGCCACCCAATATGATCGTGTGGCCATCCCGTGCAAGCGAGGTAATTACTCGCTGAAATCCGGTTATGGCCCGAGCGGCTTCTTTTTTTGTTAGCCCGGCCTGGGCCGCGAGCAACCCAGCCAGCTTTTGTTTCCCGATCCGCATATTCCCTCCTTACCGGTACTGAGACAGGATGAGTTTTCGCAGCCAGGCATGGACGGGGATTGCATTGGCGATAGCGTGATTCCCGACTATCCCCGCAGCGCACTCGATGGTGCAGGCAATAGCCCGATCCTCATCATGCCAGACGAGTTGGTCGGGCTTCATTGCCCCGACGTGGTGGCACTCTGACCAGAGCCGATTGACATGGAATTCGGGGTCAGATAATTTGAGGAGTTGACCAAGGGTCTTGGTCATGATGTACGTAAAACCGCTTTTGCGGTCTACATACAGGTTGACAGGCCCACCGTTGTAGAAGTCGGTGACCCTTTCCAATAAACCTAGCGATACTGCCATTCTAGCCCTCCCGTGAAAAATTGTGACCGGTTCCCATTTCTGGGCGCACTCCACCGGTCAGGGAGGATGCGTCAAGGAGGTTGACGTTGCTACGAAAAAAAAGTCGTATTTTCCCCATATAAATAGTTTGATTATTAATTAGGAATTGTTATTCTGCCCTGTAGGCGAGAATAAAGGTAAAACGGTTTTAATTATGTGTCAAGAGGTTTTGGTGTATTGAGCAATCGTGAGTTATATTACGAGATTATGTCTCACAAATACCCAAACGAGCCAACAAGGGCGTTTGCACGCAGGATAGGCGTGACCGCAATGTCGTTGACAAATTGGAAGAAAGGCAAGATTCCTTCACTAGATAAATTGAGAACTATCGCTATCCGTTTAAAGTTGCCAGCGAAAGAGATCAATCGCTGGTTCGATATGGCGCAGGGTTTGCCGCACCTTGCCGCAACCTACCGCAACAGTACGCACCTTGCCGCACCTTGCCGCAACCTCCGCACAAACGACGAACCTACCGAAGATACGCAGGAAAGTGCGGAATTGGGCATATACCATCTCATGGAGCCGGGGGGGCGTTTAGCCATAACCGAGGAGATGATAGATAGCCTCCCCGATACATTTCTGCTTGCCAGGCTTTGGCATTTCAGGGGGCGCTTTGCGTCAGTGGACCTATTTCGTAGGGCAATAGGTTTGAGCGTTGATGAGTTTGTGGCGGCTTTTCGTAATCAGAGATTCACCGTGGGATGCGAGCGGTGGGTTGAAATTGAGACCATCCTAGATATTGAAAGCCTCCAGGATCGTTATTGGATAGCTACGGGGCGCCGCATAGTCCACCCACAACCTGGAAGTGGTCATGGAGGGAACTATGGCTGTGCTTGTTGAGTGCCCCGAATGTAAAACCAGGAATGCACTTAAGCGGGCTTACTGCTCTAAGTGTAAAACCGCTCTGCCGAAAACAAATCGTGTATATTGGATTGCCGGGTATATTCGGGATGGCGACAAGAGGTTCAAGCGCAAAAAACGGCTAGGCCACGTGTTTCTCGCCGAGGCCAAGGCGGAGGATGCAGTGTGGTTGCGAGACGAGGGGGATCGCCCCGCTCCTATAGCGTTTCGAGATGTCTACGAGCGCTATTTGTCGAGCCTCGAGCGGCGGGGCGCATCAATCAAATGTCAGCGGGTCTACGCACAGCGGTTCTTGGCCCTATGGGGCGATCTCGACGCCAGGGCTATTACACCTGGGATGATTGAGGACTTCCGGGCGGGGATGTTGTCGGGGGTCTATGGTAAGCCCAAGAGCCCAGCCTACATTGACCGACACATTCAGGCGCTCCGGGCGGCGTACAACTACTCGGGTATCGAGCCCAACCCGGTAAAGGGCAAACTTCTATTTAGGCCCGACAACAGGCTGTTTGCGATATTGACCGAGGACGAGATTCAGAGACTCCTGTTGGCGGCGAGAGACGCTGCCCCCGAAATATACGATCCGCTGGTAGTTACCCTCAACACTGGGCTTCGATGGAGCAACGTATTTCAACTGCGGTGGGACCAGGTAGATTTCGGAGCCGGGTTGATACGAATCGTCCAGAAGGGGCGGCGCAACCATGCCGTTGCCATGAATGCCACGGTGCGAAATATTTTCGCACACAAACGGGCGGACACGGAATATGTCTTTACCAACCCACGCACCAATCGGCCGTATGTCTGGACCCGGCGGGCCTGGGCCAAAATAAAAGCCCTGGCTGGGATCACTAAACCGCTTCGCTGGCACGACCTCAGGCATGTCTACGCCACCATGGTTTACCGGGCGTCCGGGGCAAACCATCAGGTAGTACAGGAGATCCTCGGGCACACCCAGCTCTCTACGACCCTCCGATATATGAATTTACCATCCAATGTGGTTCGGCAGGCCGTCGACTCAATATCTGTGAGCCTCCCAGAATAATGCTTTTTATGATATAGCGCCTCGGGGGTATAGGCTGATGAGGATTCGACCAAGAAATCTACTCGTCCCGGCGATGCGCCTGCACACAAAGGCTGGTTGTTTTGAGGACAGGAAGAAGCGAGAAAACAAACAGCGGTGCCGTGGTTTTCGGCGACTACGAAAAAATGGGGACCCAAACGGGGACCCAAGAGGGTTTTTAGCTCGCTTTTATTAATCATATTGGTGGGTTGCGTGCCAGCTCGTTGGGCTCATAACCCAAAGGTCAGAGGTTCAAATCCTCTCCCCGCTACCAGTAAAATCAAGGACTTAGGCGAAAAAGCCAAGTCCTTTTTTGTTTTTTTGGGCCAAACTCACCCCTAGCAATTACCGCAACTTACCGCAACTTACCGCAGGCTCCGCAAACTTTGGGGACCCAAATGGGGACCCAGGGCCTCCCGCCCTTTTGATCCACCCGGCCCGGTCGTCTCGCGTTTAGGGTCCTCACTTGGGTCCCCAGATAAACAAAAAAACACCTCGAATTTTTCCGTAGCTCGCGACCCCCGTCTTGCAAAAACCATACATAATTGTAAGGTTTGCGCCCACGTAAGTGGGGGGTTCCCCATCGTCCCAAGTGCAACCAAGCGATGCGAGGGAACCCTCAAGCAGAAAAACGGCTCTATGAGTCGATTGAGGGGCTGAATGGGCAGTTACGTTGGGCTTAAAAAGAGGCCGCGAGAGTTCCCGGTCTCGATCACCAACAACCTGCACCGAGAGTTTGAGCAGGCGATCCTGCAATGCAAGGACATCTGCCTCAAAATTGTCGAGGCAAACTCGGACATCGGATCGTTTCAGATCGACAACCCCAACGACCTACAGCGGATCGCATCGGCCCTCTCGCAGATATCCCGGGCGGCCATAGACATGGAAAAATGGGAGTGTGAGAAAACCCGCCAGCTCGAGGATGCGGGCGAGGCCATCAAAATAGAGATTCGGCGTATGCTCCAAGAGCGGCCACAGCTTGCAACACAGCTCTGCGAGATCGCAGATAGCGCAACGAAGCGGGTGCAGGCCGCAGTTTTCGTCCCCAGTGGTAACGGAAATGGGCTTATTAAGCCTCGATGAACTAAAACCAAATAGTAATTTTATGCCCACCTCGGGCCGACTACGGTTCCGGGAGTGGGTAGATAGCGTCGGCATACTCATTCGGGGCAAACCCTATAATACCGTCGGACACGAGTATCTTAAGCAAATTATCAACGACGACCACCCAGATCAGACGTTTCAAAAAGCGGCGCAGGTAGGAATCAGCACAGTAGTTGTTTTGAAGGGCCTGTATGTCGCCGAGCACCTCGGCCGTAAGACGGTCTATTATTTCCAGGACGACGGTGCGGTTTCTGATTTTTCAAACGACCGGGCGACCCCTATAATTGAGGCGAGCCCGTATCTGTCAACTCGTGTCCGATCAACGAACAATGTGGGCCTGAAACAGGTTGGCCCGGGCAGTATCTATTTTCGGGGCCTATATTCAAAGGGCAAAGCGAAAAGCGTTGATGCGGACATGATTTGCCTCGACGAGCTTGACGAGGCCAAAGAAGAGCATGTGGAGTTTGCGCTCGACCGGCTGTTGCATAGCGACCTCCAGTGGGTCCACGCACTGAGCCAGCCATCGTTTCCGGGTTTTGGTATCGACCTCCGGTTTGCTCTCACTGACCAGCAGTATTGGATGATCAAGTGTCCAAAATGCGGGGAGCATAACTGCCTAGAACTCGATTTTCCAGCCAATTTCATTCCTATATCAAAAAATCAATCTCGGTCCTGGCCGGACGGCGCTACCCATTTTAGGGGGTGTCGAAAATGTCAGGCCCGTCTTGATATGGCCGTCGGGGAGTGGGTGCCAAAATATCCATCGAGGGCTAGGCGCGGCTATCATTTGAGCCATCTCTATTCTCAGATAACTGTGGTGAATTCACCGAACTTTGCCACCAAGGTTATGCGAGAATACGAGGAGGCTCGGCGATTTCAGACGAGGATGGCTCGGTTTACGATCTCAGAGATAGGGTTCCCGTATTCTGGTGGTAACGCCAGAGTAACGGACGAGTTGCTGGACTCTATAGAGGGGGATTACGGGTTTTCACTACAGGAGGTCGGGGCATTTATGGGGGTGGATCAGGGCGATGTGCTGACTATAGCGGTGGCGATTTTGAGCGGGGGGATTTTGCGTTTTGTGCATTTTGAAGAGACGTCCGATTGGGGGCGTCTCGACCTTCTTATGGAACGGTTCTCTGTCTCGAAGTGCATTATAGATGCCCAGCCGAACAAACACTCCGCCAAGTCTTTTGTCGCTCGTTATCCCAAGCGGGCTTCGATTCAGTATTTTACGGGGAAAGAGCTTGTGCTTGATACCGAGTTGCATGAGGGAAAAATCCTAGTTGATTGCGTAAAAGTCCCACGAACAGACTCTCTCGACTCGTTCATCGACAAGATGGAGGGTGGCTTCGTAAATCTTCCAAACAAGAATCAGTCCTCCGGGATTAATTTGAAATCACTCGAGGATGTTCGGCGGCACCTGAAATCGCTGATTAGCCGACTCGAACAGTCGTCGGATGGCTCGCTAAAGCGGGTCTACCTCCGGGGCGAAAGCGTCGAGAACCATTATGGTATGGCCATGAACTCGGCATCAATAGCCGCTTTTGACCTCGGCATACATAGCCCGGGGCCGATGGTTTTGCCTGTATGGGGCGGGAGGACCGGGAACGCATAATGTTTGCTTGGTTCCGAAAGTTTTTTACGAATAATATAGCTATAGGTTACCCGAGAGTAACCTCCCGCATTTCTAGAGATAAGGACTTTCTCCCGTTTGGAAATACGGCGATGGCCGAGCTGCTCCAGGTACCGCCGACTTTTAGCCTTGAGTTTTTCAAGGTCTTAGACAACCTATTTTTGATCGACCCGTATTTTGCAAAATTCCATCAGACGACGATAGCTCTCGGCAACACCGGCCATAAACTGGCGATTGACGCTCCGACCGAGGCAAAGGCAAATCAGGCCATTGAGCTGGCGAACGACCTTGCGGCCCGGTGTTATCCGCTCGGCGGCGGCATGGACGGGCTCGTGAATGGGCTATTTAGCCAGATAGCAAGGGCGGGCGGGCTCTGTGTAGAGTGGGTCCCAGATCGAAAATTGACGCTGGTTGACAAGGCATACCTGGTTCCGATCGCAACGATTCGGTTCCGCTACCTCCCGGATCTGAGCTACCAGCTCTGCCAGGAGCAACCCGGCGAGGCGCAGTGGGTGGCGCTTAATACGGTCCAAACCTCGTATCATGCGGTCTATGCTCGGGACGGGAACCCGTATCCTATCCCGCCGGCGTTGAGCGCAATTGAAAGCGCTGCTAACCATAGGAAAATCAATGCATCCATAAAGCAGTGGATGGACAAGCTCTCTGCGCTTGGCGTGTTGTTGGCCGAGGTTGAGCCGCCGCCCCGGCTCCCGGGAGAAACGCAGGAGGCGTACGACGCCAAGGCCAGGACTTTCTTGGATCAAATTGCAACGTCGATTTCTGACAATTTTGAGAGTGGGCTCGGGGTTGGATATAACAATATTAAATTCCAGTTCCAAAATACGCAGGCGGGGGCGCAGGGCGCCAAGGATGTTTTGCAAATAGTCCTCCAGGGGTTATTTGCGGGGCTGCAACGAGACCCGATATTTTTCGGGTGGAATTTCAACTCGACCGAGACGTTTGCCAGCGTAGTTTATCAGGAGATGATGCGGAGCATTCAGGGCTACCAGCTCGGGGTGAAGCGCGCGCTCGAGCATGGGCACCGGCTCAACCTGGCGCTACAGGGCCTTGGTGACGTTGGTGTGTCGATTTATTTTGATACGGGTTACTCGCTCGACTCTTTTCGTGATGCTCAGGCCGAGGCCATGGAGGCGCAGTCGATTATCAGCCAGGTAGGTGCGGGGATTATTACCGTTGGCGAGGCCCGGGAGATCCTCGGGCACGAGGAGAAGAAAGCCACATCCGGGGCATTTGTGGCTAGTTATTCGCAGGTATCGAATCAATACAACCTGACGAGTGCCCCGGAAAAAAAAACTTCCCAGTACTTGCGGCCAGTTCAGAGCTACCGAGATGGACAGGCCCAAACTACACTCCGTCAGACCCAATCACCATTATGGCCGGGCAATACCGGATGAGGGTGGGGTCGATACTACACGAGGCGGGGGCGACCGGGGTGGACCGGGTTTATCGCTGGTTGGCGACGAGCTGGTTGGCGGGGAGTAATATTGAGAAATCGGTGGAAGAGACGCTAGGCAAATTTATAGATACGGCCCAGGAAACTGTGGGAAAAAGCGACATCAAGCGGATCTCGAAGGATTACATAACGAGTATCTGGCGTGAGGGTCGAAAGCCTGAGCGCATTTTTCCACAGAGAACACGGGAGGCCATCGGGGTCCAACTTGGGGCGCCAGACTATGAGGCGATCAACTATCTGTCCCGGGTAGACCCGTTTTTTGCGTCTCGGTATGTCGAGTATGGGTCGCCGAGGGCGAACGAGATTAAGCGGTTTATTTCCGATGAGTTTCTTGAAAAGGGCAAGGGTCTTGGCGAGAGTCAGTGGGCTCGTGACGAGTTTAAATCTCGGTTTGGCGACCTTGTGGACAGGATTGGCGAGCGAGCGGCCAGGGTAATTGTTGATACTGGCGTTTCTCGGGCCCGAAACTGGTCTGCGACTCTCTCGATGGTTGAGAACGGTGTGGCAAAATACCGCATCTCGAATCCGTGGGACCGGATTACCTGCCCGTATTGTAAGGCGATGCGGGGGAAGGTTCTCGACGTTAAAATTGAGAAACAGCGCATCGACTCGGTGATTGAGGACGGCCGGGAGGATGTTTCGCAGTTCGATAGGTTCTTGAATGCGCGGTATTCCGGGGCGGAGGGGCTCGAGCGGCTCAAAACGATATCATCTGAGGATCTGCAAAAAGGCGACGCACTCCCGCCGTTCCATGGGAACTGTCGATGCTCGGTTGTGGCGGATGTAGATTCGCTGTTTGAGCCTCAGACTACGCCAGAACCCATTCCTACCATCCAGCCGAAACCGGCCGAGGAGAAAAACTACGAGCTGATACCTGGGGTCAAATACAACCCCAAGACAAAGCAGATTGAGTATGAGACGGTCGACTGGAAGAATCGTGGCGAGTTTGATGCGTGGCACAACTCGCTGGGGAATGTATTGGGACGCGAGTGGTTCCCCGGGGTAGACATCAAATATATTAACGATGCAATGCGGCACGCTCGGCATGTAATGCCGTATATGCAAATGGACTGGAACTTCCTTGAGACCATACGTGTCCATGCGGGAAAAATTCCAGGCCAAAATTCACGCGCGTTAGGGCTGGCTTCCTGGTTTAGGTCATCTTGGGAGAACACCCCGGTAAAGGCGACGATAGACTTAAAGAGGCGTATTAATAGGAAAGAGCGCCCATATGATCAAGTAAGAAAAAACACAATAGGCATGTTAAAGAGCCTCTCAGAGCAATATCGTTTTTTTAAACACGACCCATATTGGAATGGATCTGAGGACTTAAGGCCGATATGCAATAGGTCAAAGGCAAACCTTCTTGCAAATATAAAGGATCTGACCAAGAAGCTACGAGGAGGTAACCTGCGACCTTCGTTTGGGTGGACGGTCAGTGACGCCACGGTAAATGAATTGGCGGGGGTCACGTTACACGAACTGGGGCATGTCTGGCACTATTACAAGGCTTCAGAGGCGGGCCAGTTTCTGGGGAGAGACTATAGCGTAGTTGCAGGTAAACCAAAACCAAAACAATCACATGTTACGTCCGAGTATTCGAAGAAGACCGTTGGTGAGGCGTTTACAGAGGCATTTTCGCTCTATTGTCTCGGACGCATGGATGAGGTCCCGGAGGACTTCTATAATTTTTTTGAGAAAAACACGTCGCTCAAGTTTGGCGAAAAGCTAAAGAAACTGGGGGTCACGTGGACACCGAAACGATAGTTACAGTCGAGCCTCAGTGTTCTGACTGTGCATTTTTTATGTGGTGGATGGATGAGCCGAAACCAATCTGTCGAGCGTTCCCGTTTGGCATCCCGGATGGGATCTGGGACGGTTCGATTGACCATACTCAGCCGGTAGATGGAGACAATGGGATACAGTATCGACAACGAGAACCTTAATCAGCCTGGAGGGTCACGACATTTAGGGGGGGATTAGGATGAAAGACGAGCCTTTTCGGGTATCGGTAGACAATAAAGGCAGAAAAACTTACCAGATAGACTGCATTATCGACTCGCATAGGCGGACCGTTCGACCGAGCGAGCCGAGCAATCTCAATAACACAGATCAGGCCGAGGTGGGGGAGGCACAAGAGTCGGACGCTCCTGTTTCGGATGGCGGGGTATATCGGGGGCGCTGGCGGCTCATATCGTGCATAAAAGCCTGGCCCACTATCGATTTCCCGCTTCCGCAGATGGTCGACTACGGCCATGACGGTGGGGCCGTGTTGCAACAGGCGATTCCTCTGATTTCGCAACACTCGCCGGACCTGCTCTGGAACCACTCAGCCGACGTAAAGGATATCGTGGGGATTGTCGAGAACGCCCAGTGGGAGGGCGCTTCCGATATTCCTGCGGGGATCAACGGTGACCTCGTAGTCGACAAAGATTT